AACACGCACTGCTCGCCGCGCATCACGCGCGCCTGCATCAGGCTGCGACGCTCTTCCTCGTATTCACCCTGCAGCATGGGCGGCAGGGTGCTCTCGTAGCTGCCGAAGGGAATATCGGTGATGAAGCCCAGCCGGCCGTGGTTGATGCCGATCAGCGGCACCTGAAAGCGCGCCAGCTGGCGGCCGATGCCCAGCATCGTGCCGTCACCGCCCACCACCAGGCCCAGCTGGCAGTGCTGGCCGATGGCGTCCACGTCCATGACCTCATAGCCGGCCAGACCCGTGTTGCCGGCGGTCTGCGCCTCGAGCACGACACGGCAGCCCTGTGCCTGCAGGAAGCGGGCAATGTCCTCCAGCGCCGGGCGCACCGACGCAGCGTTGCCACCGGCCGTTGCAGCCTGGTACTTGCCGATGAGGGCGACCTGCTGAAATTTGGATGTCATGCGCAAATTACATCATTAAAGTGATGTAAGGCGCGTTCGCGCTTTCTGCAAAGCCTTAGCTAATGTGCGCTTTGCGGTTGTCTCTGGCGCGGCCTCGTAAGCCGCTAGAGCCATCCAGTGTTCGGGGTCTTCGCCAAGCTCGATTGCGAGACCTCCCGCGATCACTGGGCTCAGCTTTCCACGGCGTTCTTCAACCGTCAGGGCAGTGCGATTAAGGCCCAGGCGTCTGCACCATTCCGCGTAGTTCGGCTCGATGGTTGCGGCTTTCTTCAACAGGTCCAGTGTGCGTTCCATATTCGGATTCTCCATGTTGTAGAGCCTTCATCATAATAAATATGTTGTTGTACGGGTTACAACACAATTTTATGATGTAGCCATTACAACTTCATGGAGCTACCTATGCAAGTCCCCGCCTTACGTCCCCCCGCTGGTGTTAACGGTGCTGCCGTGGTGGTAGCTCATCCGGTTGCGCCCGGCCAGCGGGCGGACACCCCTCGCCGTAACGCTGCTGCCTGGACTGACGTCGCCCGCTTCTTGGTCGAGCAGCGTTACCCCGGCATTTCCTCACGTCTGCTGACGGTATGAACCTCGCTCAATGCCTTGCTCTCAGGGCATTGGGAGGTGCTCCTGCCTCTCCTGACCTAAAGGAAATGACCATGCAATCCACTATCCAGATTTTCAAGCTCGATGAAGTCAAAAAGGGCGTGTCCAAGAAAACCGGCAACCCTTACGAGATTCATACCGCTCAAGCTGCGTTGATCGACGCGGCGGGCAATGTCGATACGGTCGGCGTGTTGGACATTCCCCAGGCTCTCCGTGAGCAGGTGAAGCCCGGTGTCTATACCGGCTCCTTTGCCATGAAAACCAATTTTCAAACCGGGCGTATTGAGTCGGTGCTCACGGGCCTTACGCCTGTGCCGTCTCGCGTTGCGCCTGCCGCCGCAAAGGTCTGATCGTGGCTGATGTGTACGTCACTTGCACGGTTTCGCCTTGCACGGTCGTGCACCAGATCGACTTACCGCCGCTCCAGCTTGACCCGGCTGACGGCGCACTAATTGCCGGTGCTATCACGGCAATATGGGCTATTGGTTGGGGGTTCCGTGCCCTTATCCGTGCTCTCCATGTTGATAGCGTAACTAGAGAGGAAGGTGAATCATGAAAGTTCGTTCGCTCGTTGCCGGTGGTGCTGCCCTGGCTGTGTCTGTCGCGTCGCAAGCCGCCGCCGTTGACGTTACGTCCACGGTTACGGAAATCGGCGCTCAAGCTGCCCCGATCGCTCTGGTCGCTGGTGCCGTGCTGGCCATTCACGTGGGCGTCAAGGCGTTCAAGTGGGTGCGCCGCGCTCTGTCCTGATCGGCTGAGACTGTAGGGGATTGACCTCGGTCAGTCCCCTATGGCCTCAACCGGGGAGGTAAACATGGGTCTGTTCGTCATCATCGCGATATTGGGGGCCGTGTGGCTTATCTTCACCGCCTGACCTTCGCGGCCTTCATCTTGTTGTTGTCCTGGCTGCCTGCGTCCTCTTACGCTGCGATCAGCAAGGTATATAAGCCCAATGAGGCGCAGGTAACTACCTCTATCAATTACTACAACTCGCTGTGTAACTACCCTACGGGCTGTAGTCGTACCCGCGATGAGGTGGTGCCGTCTGCAACCTTTCAAAACTGCGTTGCGCCCGGTGGGTCGAATGGCTACACCTGTTTGCAGTGGCGTGGCCTCAATGCGCCGATCTATTCGCTTCTCTATACGGCCACGGTCGCCTATACGCTCCAGTGTCCGGCGAATTCCACCGATCAGTCCGGGGTGTGCAAGTGCAATACCGGCTTCTCTGATGTAGGCGGCTCTTGCGTTCCGTCCACCTCTGCTGTGCAGTCCGTTCTCGATGAGTTGAACCGATCTGGCGATCAGTTTTGTACGACTCTCAATCAGGTAACGTCGTCCTCTTTCTGTCACGGTGGGTTTACCGTTCGTGCCGCTGTGATTGCCACCGCTCCGCGCCTCAATGCTGACGGCTCTCAGGTGCAGTGCCTGCAAGGGCCGTTCACGTCGAGCGGGTTTCAGTGCGGTACGCCTACATCGGGCCTCAATGCTGACGGAACCTGTTCGGCTGGCAAGGTGCCCGGCACTGTCAACGGCGTCACTGTGTGCGTTACGGCTGGCTCAACTACGGCAAGCGGCTCTACGACTAACGCTTCGTCCTCGGGTGGCTCCACCTCTGGCCCTACGTCGGGCCTCGGGCCGAATGCCCCTCCGAATGCGGTTCAATCCACCGATTCCACTACGTGCACCAATGGCAATTGCGTCACGACTACCACGTTCAAAGATGCGGGCGGCGCTGTGGTCGGCACGACTACAACCGAGAAACCTCAGTACAGCTTCTGCCAAGAAAACCCCGACTCCCCGCTTTGTCTCAAGTCCAGTTATAGCGGCTCCTGCACTTCCCCGCCAGTCTGTACGGGTGACGCGGTGCAGTGCGCGATTGCTGCTCAGACCCTCGCCACCCAATGCGCCTTGAATCCTCCGGCTAACGCTGAGTCGCAGCTTTACGACTCGTCTAAGGGCGTTACCGGCGATCAAAGCGCCAACCTTGCGGGCAATAGCTCCGTATCGATTTCGCCGTCCTCGTTCAATCAATCGAATGCGTTGGGCGTTGCTGCTGCTGGCCTGTCTGACCTTCAGGTCACGGTCTGGAATCGTCCTGTGACGCTGCAATTGAGCATGGTCAACCCCTGGCTAAGTCACTTGGGGTCACTGCTCATGGGTGTCACGTTCCTGCTCTGCATCCGTATCGTCGCAAGGGGTTGATATGCCTGTCATTGTTGCGTCCCTGCTTGGTGGCCTCATCAATATCGCCTCGACCCTGGTCGGTCGCGTGTTGGTGTCGCTCGGTATCGCGGTTGTGACCTATTCGGGCGTCTCCGTCACGCTTGAATGGCTCCGTGTTGGTGCCATCACTTCCTTCTCTGGCCTGCCTGCCAATGTGCTCGGCATCATGGCTCTGCTCAAGGTCGGGGAGTGCATCTCAATGGTGTTCTCCGCGATCACGGTAAAGCTCACGCTCGATGGCCTCACGGGCGGCACTATCAAGCGGTGGATTAAAACGTGATCTACCTTCGAACGGGTGCCAATGGCACGGGCAAGACCCTGCTGACCTTGCGCGATGTGCGTGAGAAGTCCCTAGCGGAGTCGCGCCCCGTCTTTCATAACGGGCGGTTCAAGCTAGTCGCGGAGTTCGGCTGGAAAGAGATCGACATCAAGGACTGGCAGTCATGCCCGGATGGCTCGATCTTCATAGTCGATGAGTGTCATAACGATTTCCCGGTGCGTAGCGGTAAGGAACCCGTGCCCGAGTTCGTCAAGATGTTGGCAGAGCATCGGCGGCGCGGCTTTGACTTCTATCTCATCACGCAACACCCGCTCAACATCGATGCTTTCGTGCGTCGTTTGATCGGTGCCCCTGGCTGGCATCAGCACCTTAAACGCGCCAGTGGTGCGCCCCTTGTGTCCGTCATTGAATGGCCTTCGGTCAATGAGCAGTGCCAGAAACCCGGTGCCGGTGAGTCGGGTTCCGTGTCGATGGTGCCTTATCCCAAAGAGGTCTATTCTTGGTATGAGTCCACCTCGCTGGACACGGCCAAGCTGAAAATTCCGTTTCAGGCCAAGGTGTTGGTGGCTTGCGTGTTGCTGGTGCCCGTTCTCGGTTATTACGGGTACAAAACCCTGTTTGATCGCCAGCCAGCCGTTAAGTCTCCGCGTGAGTCCAGCCAGGTGGGGGCCGCTCCGTTCGGCGCTGCATCTGCGCCTGTCGCGGCTGACTCCAGTCGCCAGTTGACCGCCGCAGAGTACGCGGCTTCCTTTGCTCCCCGCGTTGACGGTCTGCCCTACACCGCGCCTCGATACGATGAGCAGACTAAGCCAGTTCATGCGCCTTACCCTGCCGCCTGTGTGTCGATGGCTGACCGCTGCACCTGTTATTCGCAGCAAGGAACCCGCCTCGACGTACCGGCGCGGATCTGTGCTCAGATCGTCCGGGATGGTTTCTTTATGGATTGGGCGCCGCCTACCGCGCCTGTAGCGGCTCCCCAGGTATCGCCACCGCCTGCGCCATCCCCCCAGGTCGTAGCCACGGCCTCCACCGCCTTTGACCCGCCTCCCGCAGGTACGGGCCTCGGCATTCCTCCACTAAAAGCCAAAGCGGGGCCCCAAAGTGTCGAATAGACACGCGCCCGCAGGGCTTGGGGTCGGGGGGATGGGGGCGAAGCGCCCCATGCCAGCCTATCCCTGCCAATTGCCCTCTGAGGTCGAGGCGCTTCCGCGCAACGGCCAGCGGCAAGGCGCAGCCGCCGCGACCGTGCGCGCAGCGCACGGCCTAGATTTATCCCTAGGACACTTTAGAACAAAGGGCGTAGCGAGAGCTACAAAAAGAGAACCCGGCAACGGCTGCAACCGTTCCGGGTTCATGACCACTAGCACTAAGCCTGCCAGCGATGTTAAAAATTCTAGACTCCTTCGGTCGTTCCTGCAATGACCCCGCCTTTGACCGTTCCTCGGCGGTTGCCCTGCTCGGCACTGTGACTGATCGCGTGAAGCCTCGCGTCTATGACTTCGGCAATGGTCAACTGGAATTCACCGCCTCGGCGGTGATTGACTGGCAAGAGGCCGACTGGTCGCCCGACTACCTCCAAGAGGTGATTGACGTTCATCAGCGGGCAAAGG